GGTTGGTATTGTCAATACAATTGAAATATAAGTATTGGAGTTTTGTCAAAGCAATCAGACCACAACAATGCCAAGACATTATAAAAGCGGCTTCAACAAAGATTCAACAACCGGGACAACTGGCCGCGGGCAAGCACCGCAGAAAATCTACAGTTGCTTGGATAAGTGAAAAATGGATCTATGATATTATTAATCCCTTTATTCATACTGCCAATAAGAATGCAGGTTGGAACTTTCAATTCGATTGGAATGAAACCTCTCAATTCACTACTTATGGTAAGGGCGACTACTATGGGTGGCACATCGATCAATCCGACACACCTAAAAAAGATAAAAATAAAAACTTTGATGGTAAAATAAGAAAATTATCCTTAACCCTACAACTCACGGATCCGTCTCAATATGAAGGAGGAAACCTTCAATTAAAATGGTTAAGCCAAGATGCAAAAATTAAAACAGTAACTATTAAAGAAGGTCAAAAGTGTGGAACTATTATTATTTTTCCTTCTTTTATATTTCATAGAATTACCCCTATAACCAAAGGAACACGACAATCTCTAGTTAATTGGTCGTTAGGGGACGTTTTTAAATAACCTATCCTTAAAGGGAGAGAGGATAGGTATAAAAGGTGAGGATTTATTAGTAACACAATTATGACACAATTGTCAATAAGTGTAGACTCCACGACAATTATACTTAGTTCCTATTTGATATTTATTTACATAGGCATATCCCATCTTGGATAAAAGCTTTACAGATTCCACATGGGCATCCCGGGTACATTCATACCAACTATCATATAGGGTCGGGTATTGCACAGGCGCCAGGCAGGTATTGCCCTGGATAAATGAGCACACCCATATTATTAACACATATTTCATCTTGACATCTTTTGCGTAAAATCCTATATTCTCAATTAAAATGAAAGGTAAAAAACATGACAGATATTAGTAAATACCGCAATGTTTCGCTTACACATGATACCTATAACACACTGGTAAGATTATCAAAAACTTTATTACCAGATGCAAAATTATCCATTAGTAAGACCGTAGAAGCATTAGCAACAGAGAAAGATAGAAAGTTAAATGGGAAGATCCGCAAATAGTTTTACAGGTTGGGTGGGGCACACCACAGAAATTAACGAAGATAAAGTAACCCTACCGGAAAAAGATCTTTGGGTTGCAGTCTTAACCAGAGCAGTCCTAGACGCTTGTAAAGGTCCTCCTGATTTAGATATGACCAGGAAGGCTAACATTTCCCATAAGAGTCATTATAAATACAATCGTGACGCAGCGCGTCACTTCTTTATAGAAGGCGGAAGACATTTTAGAGACATTTGTGAAATGGCTGGACGCAATCCTGCTTACGTTCAAGCAAAAATTAAAAAAGTAATTTTAAGAAAGCAAGGTTGGAATGTAGATGTTCCCATTACTTCTCATTACCGTCAAGGACCTAAACGAGGACGCAAACGACCAAAATATAGGAAGAAACATTTAAGTGGAAACTCTTATTATGCAGCAAAAGCTGGAAAAGAAATGAAAAAAAGAAATCTTTATTACCAAGGCATGGGTGCCAAGGGGGGTAGACCTAGGATTTATAATGTCGTATAAAGCGATCTGTACTAATTGTAATGGCAATGGCTTTATTAACATTGTCGATCGAACAGGACAGACTGAAGTCAAACAGTGTTGGACGTGTGAATCAGAAGGAGAGTTAACTTATGATGCAAAAGACGTTAAAAAAATTAGTGATGGCCTCAGCGCTACTGACCAGTGAACTGGCGCTCATAGGAAGCATTGGCGGCATGGCTGCAAGTCAGAATACCTATGCCAAAATTTATAATGGTGTAGATTTTACGACGTTAGCATTAACAGAAAAAAGTATAAAGGAACATGTATATGAAAAAGGAAAAGAATACATCCATGATAAAGCCCACGGACTCAACAACTCCCACTGAAGATCTTCCATATAGTTATTTTCATTGGGGACCATTTTTATTTCACACTCAAGTTACACAAAAAGAATGTGATATAATTCTTGAAGAAGGAAAAAAATCTCGTAGAAAATCTAATGACTACAGAGCTAAACTCGCAGGACATTTATCAGAAGAATATAGGTTAGAAAATGCAGAAGGAATTGCTGGATGGTTAAAAAACTATTTTAATGCCTATGCTGCTGGGTACAACAAATGGCGTGGAGACGGAAGTATGAAGCCTAATTTTACGTTAACGGCTTTATGGATCAACTACATGAAGGCTAATGAGTTTAATCCTCCGCATGATCATGGATCAGATCTTTCTTTTGTTCTTTATGCAGATGTACCTCAGGAACTTATTGAAGAAAATAAAAAATTTGAAGGAACTATGCGAGGTCCCGGAGGAATATCTTGGATATATGGACAAGGAAATCGTCAATGTATTAGCGTTGTCCATCGTATGCCAGCGACAAGAGATTTATTTATTTTTCCATCGGCCTTACAGCATTGGGTTTTTCCTTTTAGATCAAATGTTGAAAGAGTCTCGGTCTCAGGAAATATTTTATTTGATCAAGATTCTAGAATGAACTATCTTGGTCCCATAAAACAAGGAGAAAAATGATAACTGACGAAAAAAAAGTATATCAAGATCTGTTTGAACATGCACTGCATCTATTAAATGATCACACAATTCCAGTAGAACTCGTTGCGGGTACGATGATGGCAATTGGTCAACGTTTATATAAAACTTCCTTAAATGACGACGAGTATGAACGGATGATTGATTTTATTAAAAAAACTAAAGTCGAACCTTATAATGTAGAAAAAATTAGTATCCATTAATGTACCAACCTCTTCCAGAAAATCTAACTATTAAAAAATCTGGCATCGATGGACTCGGACTTTTTACGACAAAAGGAATTTCCCAAGGCACAAATCTAGGTATCACTCATTTAGAATTAGGATCCAAAATTATCAGGACTCCTTTGGGAGGATTTATTAATCATTCCAATGAGGCCAATACGGTTAAGGTTGAACTTAGAATAAATGGAGATGAACCGAAAGGAATTACAAAAAAATGGAGTCTTGTTACATTAAGAGATGTTAAAGAAGGAGAAGAGTTGACGGTACGATACACATTTTATAATGTATAAATATGAAAGATAATTTATTAAGATTTATTGAAGTTTGGGCCGGACGCATTCACAACTGGGCCTGGGACCAACGTTGGAAGTACAGGGACCACGAAACATGGATTAAAGGCTATCGCAAATGGAAAAAAACGAGATGCCCCCACAATTAAAACCTAGTGTTTTTGTGGGAATGCCTTGTTATGACTCCGTCAAACGTGAGACGGTGATGGCTTTGTTAAAACTGTTTGACCAGTTCCGTACGACTGGTATCAAAGCTCAATTCCGTACGATTAACTCATCCCTGGTCACGCACGGCCGCAACATGGTCACGTGTGGCTTCTTACACAGCGGCTACGACTACCTTCTCTTTATCGATGCGGATGTCTCCTTCGAACCTGAAGCTGTGATTCGAATGTTAGTTACCAAGAAAGATGTCATTTGTACACCGTACCGATTAAAACTTAGGGATATGAAGGTTAAGTATCCCGTGAGCTTCAAGGACGCGAAAAAAATTGATATTGAAGAACTGGGTATGGTTGACATTGTAGAGATTGAAGCCGGACCCGCAGGACTCATGCTCATCCACCGTAAAGTTTTTGAAAGACTCATGAAAAAAAATTCTAATTATAAGATTACTATTCCCGATCATAAGCTTAAAGAGATGAATGATGAAGTGATGGGCGTACCCACCACCGAAGATCCGATCTCCCAGTACCTTTATAACTTTTGGGATACTTCTTTTTACCTGAGTAGCGGCGCCTGGAAGGGCGAGGACTTGGCTTTTTGTGACTTGGTCCGGGGCGCGGGCTTCAAGATCTATGCCAACATTGACTCAGAGACCACGCACCACGGAGCCTATTCCTGGAAAGGCCGCTTCAAGGAAATTTTAAAATGAAAAAAAATAATAAATATAGCTATGTCCAGGGGACAAGCACCACGGACCACGGCTCACGGACCTACCAAATTCAAGGCGCCCGCCTCCCGAGCGTAACTACTATACTTTCAAAAACAAAAGATGATCAATATATAAGACAATGGAGACAAAAAGTAGGCGATGACGAAGCAACACGTATCAAAAATCGTTCTTCTCTTAGGGGAAGCGCCATGCATAAGTTTATTGAGAAACACATCAAAGAATCCGGGTATGATGATCTTACACCGATCGGTCAAGAAGCTAAACCAATGGCTAAAAAGGTTATTGAGGTAGGACTCACTCCTGTCTCTTATTATTTTGGTTCTGAAGTTACACTCCACTATCCTGGGCTCTATGCTGGGGCTACAGATTTAATTTGTGAACATAATGGGATGGAAACTATTATTGATTTCAAGCAGTCAAACCGCCCCAAACAAGAAGACTGGATCGAAGATTACTTTCTTCAGATAGCAGCGTATGCAATGGCTCACGATTATGTTTATGGAAGCAATATACGTCAAGGTATTATTATGATGTGTACTCCTGATCTTTACTTTCAAGAATGGAAATTCCAAGATGCTGAGTTAAGAAAATGGAAACATAAATTTTTAAAACGCTTAGATCAATACTTTGATTTAATCCGAGATCCTAAGGAACAAGCTAATGTAAATCCAAATCAATTATTAGAGGACTTTGAAAAAGAAGCACAAAAATTAGATAAAGCTAGAAAAGGTGGAATGGCCAAGAAATTATGAGTGACAAACTTATAGCTTTGTTTCCTACAACTCTTCTAGTTACTAAATACGCAGAAGATTTTAAAAAAGAGTTTAAATATATTAGATCGTTAGAGTATGAGAATCAACAAATAACTGGGGTTTTTAGAAGCAAAGACTCCTATTTAATGAAACACCCGCAACTCTCTAAGCTTAAAGAATTTTTCCTAGAAGGCTTAGATAAATATACGAGCAGCATTCTAGGCACCGATAAAAAATTATCTATTACCCAGGCATGGGTGCAACGCAACGTTCATAACAGCTTTGCCCACGAACACACACATCCCAATAGCATTGTAAGTGGAGTATTTTATTTTAGAAATGAGAAACATGCTGGAATTTCTTTTAATAAAAATACTATTGATCGAATAATGTTGCCTAGAATTAAAAACCATCGATTGAATAGTGATTCATGGCATTTTGAACCAGAGTCAGGAGAATTAATTTTATTTCCCAGTTCAACAAGACATTCTGTGCCTCCTAATGTTAAAGAAGAAAGTAGATATTGTTTAGCTTTTAATAGTTTTTGTTTTGATGAATTAGGAGTGAAATCTCTTTCAACTCACTTAAATATTAAGGAGAATGATGGACCACGTTGATGATTATATAATGGTTCAGAATTTAATACCTACCCCATTATGTAGGTCTTTGATTAGAGAATCCTCATTACCGGAAAAGAAATGGTCCAAACATTCCTGGTATAATTATGGACGAGATGATTATCATTCCAAGCCACAAAAAGAATTGGATATAATAAATTCTACAGGAGATCAATTTAAATCATTGGGAAAATATTTAGGGGACGCCTTACAAAATTATCAAAAAAAGTATTCTACATCCAGCGCCTCATGGATAAAACACATAAGCCAAGTAAGATTTAACCGCTATGAAGTAGGAACTAAAATGCGAATGCATCATGATCATATTCAGAGTCTATTTGATGGGAAACTCAAAGGAATTCCTATTATTTCTATTGTTGGTTTATTAAATGATAACTATGAAGGTGGAGAATTTATGTGTCGAGGAAAAAAAATTAAACTAATGCGCGGCGATATATTATTATTTCCATCTAATTTTATGTATCCACATGAAGTAAAAGAAATAACCAAAGGAGTAAGGTTTTCTTTTGTAAGCTGGGCATTTTAATGAAAGGAGGAAAATGAGAGAAGCAGGAACAATTAGAGAGAGAATCTATCAAGCCTTGATTAAACGCTACACTGCCGATCAGGAAGAAGCATTGGTCAAGATCGATGCACTCTTAAGCGGGAAAGTATTGCCTGGACATGAAGACGTTACAGGCAGCATTGATAAACAGTTGGCTAAAATCGGTTTTGCTGCTGAAAAGATGTCAACATTAAGGCGACATTATGGCACAAATTAGGCAGACAGCTGGCAGAAAAACGGCCAATTATCCCATAGATCGAAGGAGAGAAGTGCATTTTATGCGGTCTTTTTAGGCCTGCTGGCATCACTGGCAGAAAAAACATAATCACTGGCAGACCGAAAATGACCTAGAACCGTTGGTACTAATACCTTTTTTATATATTTATATATAATCTGCCAGCCTGCCAGACTTTTTTTGCACATAATAAAAAATGAAAAATATATATTTATAGTCTATAGTGGCTTTCGGAGGAGCCTCAGATACCATGAAA